GCGGGACGTCGCCAGCCAGGAACGCGCGACGCTCAGCCATGAAATCACGATCCGGTACCGGTCCGGCGTGCACGCCGATCATCGGATCGTTCGGGGCGATCGCACCTTCGATATTAAGGACGTGCGCAACGTCGATGAGGGCAACGTGGAGATCCGGATGCGTTGTATCGAAGTGACGGCCGCCGGGCCGAGCGCCAGTCCGAGCCCGTCGTCCAGTGCGAGCAGTTCGCCGTCGTCATCGGAATCGGCCAGCGTGAGCAGCTCGCCATCGTCATCGGTATCGAGTTCGCCGAGTTAGGAAAAGACCATGCACGATGGATTTGTCATTGAAGGGGCCGCCGAATTGGAGGCCAAGCTACAGACCCTGGCGCTCCGGGTGCAGCGGCGGGTGGTCAAGGGTGCGGTGCGGGCCGGGCAGAAGCCGATGCAGATGCGGGCCCGCAGCAATGCGCGGGCCTTGCCCCGTTCGACGCGCCGCGACGGCGCCATGGCCCGTCTCCTGGCCAAGCATATCGTGATCAAGGTGCCGCGCCAACAACGGCGGGGCAGCTACAGCTTGCACGTCCAGATGCGTTCCGACGTTTCCGAATTTACATCCGGCAAGTCGTACATCCCGGCGGCGATCGAATACGGGCACGGCTCCAGTCCGAAAGCGGCGGCCCGGCCGTTCATGCGTCCGGCGGCGACGGCGACGCAACGCGAGACGATGCGCATCGTCAGCCGCGAGATGGCCAACGGCATTTTGCGGGAAGCGATTAAGGGGCGATACACATGAGCGTCGAAGCGGCCCTCTATAAGATTCTCAGCGATACGGCGGCGGTGACCGCGCTGATCGGCGGGCGTAGTCCGCGTTTATTTCCGTTGGGGATCCCGGCCGGCAAGGGCGTTCCGGCGGTGGTCTATCAGCAGATCAGCGGCGTGCGGCCGACCAGTTGCGACGGGACGATCGGATATTGCGACGCCCGGTTTCAACTTACCTGCTGGGACGATGACCCGGCCGGGGCTCGGACGCTGGCCGATGCGGTCCGCAACGCGCTGGACGATTACGCCGGGACGCCGGTGCCCGGCGGTACCGAAATTATGCAATGCCGAATCGCCGATGAAGGCGATGCCTATAACTTCGACGATGAGGCGGAAGCGGCCGACCGGTTCGGCAAACGACTCGATTTTGACATTAGCTACGTAGATTGAAGGAGTATCGAGATGACGACAAACGCAATTGTAGCAGCGGGATCCACCGTTGAATATGATGGTGTCACCCTGGGGGAGATTCAGTCGATCAACGGCCCCGGCGCTACCACCACCATGATCCGCGTCCATTCGTGCGACAGTACGAATAACAAGGCGGACAAACTCGCCGGGGCCATCGACGAAGGCCAGGTGTCCATCAAGTATGTCTTTCACGGGACGGCCGGCAACGTCTACGGCTTCCTGCGCAATCATCAGAAGGCGTCATCCCTGAAGACCCTGAAAGTCACCTACAGTGACGGCTCGTACGAGCAAGGGTCCGCCCTGGTGGTCAACCCGACGCGCCCGAGCTTCGGGGATTCGGAGAATACGGTGGTGGAGACAAATTGCACCTTCGAATGGTCGGGCGATGTGCAATTCTTCGATACCGCCGGATCGTCGATTTCCGTGAGTGCCTCGGCCTCGGCCAGCAGTTCAGCCAGTAGTTCGGTCAGTAGTTCGGCCAGCGCTTCGGGCGCGTAGTTCGGTTTCGCAGTTCGGGTTTTTACCTGAGAAAGGGGAATCATGGCTCTTAATGCCAAGGACATCTTGACCGCCGCCGATCGGCCTGTGTTCAAGGTGCATGTGCCGGAATGGGCAACCGCCGAGGGCGACGACGTCGTTTGTCTGCGGTTGCCCAACGCGCTGGACGAATTCGAAGTGCACCAGCAAACCGCGAAGTTGGCGGATCAGCGCGCGGCCGCGAAGGACCAAGCCAAGAAGAACCATATCCAGTTTTTGGAAATCGTCCACTTGGTGGCGGCCTGCATCGTCGACGGCGCCAGCGGCGCCGTGCTAATGGGCGACCAAGACGTCGAGGCGTTGAGTGGCAAATCGCCCGTGGCGGTGAATCGGTGTTACGCCGCCATCATCCAGCAGCAGATCGCCGAAAATAAGGTGCTGAAGGAACTGGCAAAAAACGTCGCCGGGACGGTGAGTGGCGCTTCTGGATGCGACTCGCCGTCTACAGCGGCTACGGACACCCCCGCGTGATGATCGAAAAGCTGGGCCTGACCGCCGCCGATCTGCGTGATATCAGACTGTATGCAGCGATCGAACCGGTGGGTGAGGGCATGACCGATTATGGGGCCGCCGGTAGCGACGAAGCGCCCGCCGCCGACGACCCGGACCGGGTGGCCCGGCTAAAAAAGCTGGCGGTCCGGCAGCAACGCGAATTGCAGCGCGATAGGAAATAGACGATGGCCATAATCCACAATCTAATCAACAGCCTGACGCTGGATTCGACCGCCTTCGATCGCAATTTCAAGCGATCGGGCCAGTCGATGCGGTCGATAGCGGCCCGGCTGAAAAAGCTGGCGGTCCGGCAGCAACGTGAATTGGCACGCGATAGGAAATAGACGATGGCTATAATCCAAAATCTAGTCGCCCGCCTGACGCTGGATTCGACCGCCTTCGATCGCAATTCCAAGCGCTCGGGCCAATCAATGAAGGCGATGCAAAGCCAAACCCTGGCCCTGCAGCGCACGGTCGTCGGCCTAACGGCGGCGTACTACGCCGGGCGGGGTCTGATCCGGGCGCTCGAATCGATGACCAGCGCCGCCGTCGAGGGTGAGCGGGCCCAGAATCGGCTCTACGCCCTGATGCGCAACGTGGCGGGCACTACGAGCGACCAGGCGGCGGCGATAGTCCAGTTGACCGAACGGATGCAGGAATATACGACCGTCGGCGACGACGTGGGCCAGGTCGGGGCTAGCCAATTGGCAACGTTCCAACTGACCGCCGACTCGATCAAGCAGCTATTACCGTCGCTGTACGATGCGGCCGTCGCCACCAAAGGCGTCCACGTCGAACAGAAAGAGATGATCGATATCGCCAACATCCTCGGCAAGGCCATGATGGGCCAGACGGGGATGTTGAGCCGATACGGCATCACTATGTCAGATGTCCAGCGGGAGATCCTGCAAACGGGCAAGGAATCCGAGCGCACCGCCATGCTGGTGGAGGTGTTGCAGCAGAATTTCGGGGGACTGGCGGAGGCGGCGGCGCAGACGACGGAAGGAATGCGCGAACAGGCGGCGCTGGCCTGGGGTGACGTGCGCGAAGGGTTGGGCAAGGTCCTACTGCCCAGTTACAAGACGGCCTTCGAGACAATTCGGGACTACCTGAAAACCAACCAGCGTGACATGGAATCGTGGGCCAATGGCACGCTGGCGATCCTGGGCGCCGTCGCCGACGCCTACGCGACGGTTCAGCGGGGCTTCGCCGATCTGGCGGAAAAGACGCTCGGCGATAATGAGATCATCAGGGCGGCGAAAGAAGCGTATCGGAACGAGGCGGGCGATACAGGTGCCTTCACCGAAACATTCGTTGCGGGCCCCGGCGGAGGTGGGGTGGATATTGTCCCTCCAAAGGATCCATTCGGCGGGCAAAAAGGCGACGGGATGAAACGCTACCAGGCCATCCTAGCCAAAATGCGGGCCGAACAGCAGGGCGTCGTCGCGGACCGGGAAACGCTGCGGTTGGAGATCGGCAACCGTCCCCCGATGACGGGCGGCTATGCCCTGCCGACGTTTGGCGAAGGCGGGATGGCGCCGGGCGAGACGGCGGACGGGGGTAGTGATGCGGTAGAGGACGCCCAGCAAACCACGACCGATATCGCGGCGGCGTATCGCGCGATGTTTGCGGACATGGACGAGAGCACGGAAGAATCGTTCAAGGTGCGGCAGGGCCTGCTCGAATTGGAGCGGGACAAGTACGTGACGGCTACCAAGGACAAGGCCACGGTGTTGCGCTGGTTTGCCGAGCAGGAAAGGAAGTTGGCCGAGGAGCAGGCGATCGCCACCGGCGGGTTATTCGAGGGGTTCGCGGCCCAGACCGAGAAAATGCAAATCGAACTGCAGACGGCCGGGGAGAACGGGGCCGAGCTGGCGGTGGTTTTGCGGGACGGGGTAGGCGGGGCCCTGGCCGACGCGGTGCTTGAGGGGAAGAAACTCAATGACATTCTCAGTTCCGTCGGCCGCAGCCTGGCGCGGACGGCGCTGAACCAGATAGGTAACGAGTCGGCGACCTGGCTGATGGCCGCCGGGAAAACTCTACTGGGCGGGCCGGGCGGCGGGCGCGGAGAAACGACCACCCCCGGCGACTTCGGCGACGTGGACGCCGATATCAAGCCGAGCGCCAAGGGCAACGCCTTTGGTCCGCGCGGCGTCATTCCGTTCGACCGGGGCGGGATCTTCTCGCAGCCGACGCTGTTCCCCTTCGCCGCCGGCACGGGCCTGATGGGCGAGGCCGGGCCCGAAGCGATCATGCCCCTGCGGCGCGGTCCGGGCGGCCGGCTGGGCGTCGAGGCCCGCGGCGGCGGCGGGATGTCCACATCGCGGATCGAGCAGCTACTGGAGGCCATCGCCGCCAAGAACACGAGCCCCCAGGTGGTCGTCGTGCAATCGAAAGAGGAGATCCTCAACGTGATGCGCAGTCGCCGCGGCCGCGAGGTGATGATGGACACGCAGCAGAAATATGGAGGCCAGTGATATGGCGGTACACCAGGAAGGCTTAACGCAGATCATGCAGGCGTATTTCGGTCAGGCCGTTAGCGCCCCGGCGACGTTCTATATTCTGCTGGTGACGGATGCGGCGATCGCCGCCGACGCGGCCCTGGCCGATCTGACCGAGGTGGCCGGCACCGGCTACGAGCGGCAGAGTCTGACCAACGATACCGACGCCGTCGCCGCCGCCGAGTGCGGCAGCGACGACTGGCAGATCACGCTGGACACCGTGACCTTCACCGCCACCGGCACCTGGACGACGGCCCGGAAATGGGTTCTGGCCACCAGTGCCGACAATAGCGGCAAACTGATCGCCGCCAACGTCCTGGACGACGGCGCCACGATGCTGGAAGACGGGGGCTCGCTCGATGTCACCGCCGTGATTCAGGGGGCCGGCTGATGGCGAATTACTTCCCCGGGGGTCGGATCACGCCGGTCGGTTTGTGGACGTTTGAGGTCGCCGACTTCGACAATCCGTCCGACAACATGCTTTATGACCACAGTGGAAATGAGAACCACCTGATCGGTGTTGGTTCCAGTTTGAAACCGGCACCTGATA